GGGTACGGCTCTGCTTACGCAAAAGATGTGATCAAGGGCAACAACCAGGAAGGAGAAAGCTGGCGCACAGCCAAGGATTACAGGCTAAGCAAGATTGGCCAAGACCTAGGGTTCAAGGACTTCAGCATCAGCAGCGATGGAGCAGACAATGTGCTAGGCGGGTACGCTACCGGCCTGCTCACCCTTGGCGCGCTTGGTTTCGTTGGCGACCTGATGTTCCAGAGCGCTCAGAGTCTTGATAATGGGTCGTATGGACGTGAGCGAATCATGTCTCAGATTGCTGGCCCAACAATGGGCTTGTTCTCCGACACGCTCCAGATCGCAGAGGGTGCGTTCGCGGCAGCCAAGGGCGATGAGTCCAACGCCAAGGCGCGCAACGCGACCAGGAAAGTGCTGGCCCGCATCCCGTTCGCCGGTTCGATGAAGCCTGAGATTGAGGCGACTGTGAACGCTGTGGCTGGAGATTCCCAGACGGCTCCGACTGACCCGAACCCGATCTGGCAACGGTGGTGATCAGAAACGGCGGGAGATTTCTTCCGCCGTTTCCCGGTAATAGCAGTCGAAAAGAATACGGATGTCACCGTGTCGGCTGATGCGGTGCAGAACTTCAACCGGCACTCGCTTGGCCAACAGGGTGAGGGCGGTCGCTCTTGAGTCTCTGAACTGCAACCCTTTGAATCCAAGCTGCGAACGCAGGTCTGCAAAGATGGTGCTGGCCTCGTTGGCGTTGACATCGAACCGAAGCGGCATGGACTCCAGACATCTCCGCGCCCGGTGGATTGTCGGGATGGAATACTTCACGAGTTGGTGGCTCTCCTTCCTGTCCTCCACGACAATGACCCGGCGCACCCTGTCGTAGCACTGGACAGCAACCAGCGCTTCCTTTAGCCGTAGCCCTGTGTGCAAGGAAATGTGGAATGCCTGCGTCACCTCTTTGTACTTCCCGCCGCGATACTGACCCTCACGCAGCATTCGCTTGATCTGCTGCCATCTCCACACTACCTGACGTGGCGCGCGCTCCTGCGGCCACCTGACCCCCTGCATGGGGCTGATCTTGATCCACCCCCATTCATCCCTTGCCGTGGTGAAGACGTTGCTGAGCAGGTTTCTATACCGGTTGACCGAGCTTGAGCTGATGCGCTTGAGAAGGTCGTCACGCCACCTGGCGATGTCAGCCGAAGTCACATCCTCCACCGCCGTTTCGGAGAAAAACGGACGGAAGGAATTGAGCAGCTTCCCCTCCCGTACGGTGGCATTCTTTTTGAGCGGGCTGATGGTAGCGTTGTACAAGTCGAACGCTTCTCCCATCCGGTGCTTAACAAGATCATTCGGGAGAGAGCCGGTCGCCTCCATTGCCAATCGCTGCTCTGATTCCCACAGCCGAGCCTCTCGCTTGGTATCGAACATCTTGTTCAAGCGGCGACCTCCAACCATGATCGAGTGCCTGTACCGCTGACCCACTTTGACTGGCTCTGCCATGAGGACTCCTTTTGGGGTAATCGTTGGGTAATTTTGGGGTAATTCGTTTGCATGTTATTGCATACTATGACCTATTATAACGATCACTCTCATTGGGGAGACGGTGGTTTTAGCTTGGAAAGAGTCCCCTTGGATGGTGCCCGAGACCGGAATCGAAAGCCTTGATTCCACAAGGCTCCGTTCCAGTCATGTGTAAATTTTGGGTAATTGAAATCAGGTTTGTCAGCTTTGAGCGTGTCATTCTATGCTGCGGTTCCCGATTGGATTCGTTTGCGTATCGGTTCGATCCACTGTTTTGATGCACTCAGCTCTTGCTACTCATCTCCGATGGCTTGCCTGAGCGCCGCTATGTAGCCAGCGGTAGGGGGGAGGTCTTTCCACAGCGGAGAGTCCCATCGCTCGACTACAGCTTTTGCAGCAGCTTTGAGCTTTCTGTGATCCTCCATCAGCGTGTCAAAGTGCAACGTGCAATCTACGTTTGCAAGACGCATCAACTCATCAGCTTCAAGCATGTCTGCGGCCTGCTCGGCCATGCTCTGAAAGCCAGACCATGTTTCATGGCGCAGTTTGTAGATCAGATCAGCGCGTGTTGTCATAGCGTCTGAATTCTTATCTCACCACAGGCGGCTCCGCAGCCGCCACACTCAGCGGAGAGTAAGCGAAGGGATGTGTCTTCTCTGAAGTCAAGTCCGACATAGCCACAGAATGGGCACGGCTTAACTGCGTCCAGCATGTATGTCATTTGATCTCTCCTAAAGAATATGCTGTCACCCGTGCATTGCGCCCTGCGTCCGGCACGCTAACCCGCACTAACTCGTGGCGCTTGATCATCCCAGAAAGCGCTGTGTATACGGATCGCATTGGCACGTCCACGCCCATCCATATTTGCCGCCCGGTTGAGCCTGGGTGATCGCGTAAGAACGCTCGAATCTTGTCTGTGTTAGTCATGCTACTCGGCCCCACTGATCCGCCATTGCGCTTGCGATACCCATATAGGTGCGGCTGCGCTCTTTCCACCTGGTCGGTGATGGCCCGAGTTTGTTTTGCCCGCTAGGAGTCTGATTTCCCCAGATCATTTTTGGCGGTGGAATAATGCGCGTTGCGAATGTGATCCCGTCAACATCTTTGTATTCCACATCATCTTCAGTTGGCCCTATGCAGTCGCAGTCAGCATAGTGCGCGTTGCACTCTGGGCAAAACGGCTCACCGCACATTTCGCAGTCCAACATATCGGCCGCAGACATAACCTTTCTCCAGCCTTTCGGGGGGAAGACTGTTGGCAAGTAGTGTTCCAGTTTTGGCAGACCCTTCAGCCACAGGCAAGTTTTCTTGCTTGCGTCTTCGCCAAACCACCACGGCTGCACAATCTGGTCAGGCTTTCTTATGCGGCTGCTGATGATGCTAATTGGATTCTCAATCGCTATTTTTGCGATTGGCACAGACATTAGTTTTCGCACAAACTCAAGTGCGTTTTCAGTCAACTGCGGATCACGTAGCCCTCGTGCTGTCCAGTGCATTCCCGAGACGCTCAGATATGTGCATGGAGGATGAGCAATCATCAGATCAAATTGCTGGTCATTGATCAGATCAAAGCAGTCCCCTTGGTAGTGGTATGGACTGTTATCTTCTGATGGCTCAAAGTCAGCAGAAAGAACGTCATGCCCAAGCGCAGCAAAGGCGTTGCGCACGCGGCCTGAGTATTCGCAGGCTACCAAGATTCTCAGCGGTTTATTACTCATGCCCTTGCCCCTTTCCACGACCAAGCAGATGCTCGCAATCCTCAAGCAAAAAAACCAGCGCCCAAGCCACGACCACAATGCCAACAAGTGCTGCTCCCGCGACGATGATGTAGTCGTATATCGTCATATAACACCCATCATCAAAGCCAGAAGTGCGACGACCACAAATACCGCCGCAGCCCCTCCAGAGGTGTAAGCAATTTGGCGCAGGACATACCCCCTGAAAGCCATGTCACTCTCATGCAGCTTATGTGGATATAGCGTTCTCAAGTCAGTCATTTTCATGTCGGCTCTCCTTCTATTTCACGTATTGTTTCAACCAGCTTTTGCAACGTGTGCTCCGCCTTCTCTATGTCCGTGCAGCCTCCCTTCTGGCGCTCACGGGCAAGGTACACGATGGCATTGCCTTTGAGCCACCCCCTGTATTCCTCCTCCGTCAGCCACGCTGCAAGCACATCCCATGGCTGGTATTGGCCAAGGTTGTGGTAATGGTCTCCTCCGACCTGTCTGCTGTTTGCGCTCATTTAATTTCTCCAATCATGTGTTTTGTCTGAAATAAATCTGCGTGGTTTGGATGCTTCGCTTTCCAGAGGCGGGCGTAAAAAGCGATGAAGTCGTTGCTGATCTTGAAGTCCGGCCCGGTGGTGATGATGGATACTTCCCACCGGATTCGATTGATGATCAACCAGTGGCTGATTCGCTTACACCCACGAGATACTGCCTCCATGGAGAACCTTTCAAATAGCCTCCAGATGTCCGGGTTTGCTTTATGCCATTCCCACCAATCTCGCTTGCGCTGATCGAACGTCTTGGCTGTCACAGGAACCTCCCGTGCTCCTTGATCGCATCAGTCATCTTCTGCCCGGATGGGTAAGTGGATTCAACCAGACTTGACGCTTTTGATGCCCACTTTTTGTAAGCGACTGCGAATTGATAACTGCCCTCAAGTACCTTGGGCGGAACCCGGCGCAGCAATTCCTGAAGTTGAGACTTGAGACCATTTTGTGTCATGGAGTTACCTTTCTGGCTGATGGTTTGAACAACATAAACTCAGAGCAAACCTCATCTACTACCGTCTCTTTGATGGAGCAATACCATTGACGATCTTTCGCTGGCGATGAGTGACGGCAATGGCTGCAATGCCGCTCAGCCACGTCTGGCTGCCAACAGGATGAGCGCTTGAAACATTGACCGCATTGGTACTCCTTGTTGTGAGAACCGATGCGCTCCTTGTTCACTCCAAAAATGATGGCAGTGACCTTGGCAGCAATCTCTATGCTGCGCTCCTCGTTTGGGTAAATGACCTCGGAGTAATACTGAGAGTTGTCTTTACAGTACACAACGAGAAGGCACTTGATGTCCGTCCCATAGCGCTTCTTGAAGAGGCCCATGCCATCAACGCACTGGTCGTAATACTCCGGTTTTGATAGCTGCACTCCGACCTTGGAGATGCGATCGAATGCTTTTCGGTTCATCGACTTGATTTCCAGAATCATCTGCTCTCCAACTCCGAATAGCTTGATGAGTCCGTCCAGATGGGCCATGTGGTGCCCGTCGTGGCTGGAGAACTCCCACTGCTTACCTGTGCATGGGTCAACATCCTTTACAAGATGGCCAGCAGCCCGGAGTTCCTCCACGACCATGGCCTCTATCCGATGGCCTTGGTCAAAGATTCGCGTGAGCTGCGGGTCGGGTGGGTCATTTGGGAAACCGCGCAGAGTAAGGTGGTGGTAGGCGCCGCATGGGTTTGAGATAC